GTCGCAAAGAAATATACACAAAAGGATCTCGCTAATCTTATAAACGTATCGTCTGATATAATTTCGTCGTACGAATCTGGTAAAGCAATACCAGATCACAAAATCATGCAAAAATTGCGTAGAGTTTTAAGTGTTAAACTCTAATATATTACATCATGGATAATACACTAGGTAAACGAATTCAGATGTTACGTATAAAAAGAAATCATACACAAGTTGAACTTGCACATAGAATAGGCGAAACTTTAGATACTATAAACAACATCGAATCAGAAAAAATCGAACCAACCTGGTACGTACTCGAAAAAATACAAAAATACTTTAAGGTTAAACTTTAAAATTTTGGTTTAAATTTTAAAATCTAAATTTTATTTATTTTTTAAATTTTATTTTTTTTACTAAATCAATACACTAAAAAACGCTTAGTTGGAGAACGCGAGACCGCCCATACCGGATTGCACGCGGAGAACGTTGTAGTTAACCGCGAACATGTCGAGGGATGGTGTGGCCAAAGTGGAACCAGTTAAAGCCTTAAGTTCGACGGCAACTTGTGCGTTGTCAATTCTGGAGAAGTTGCAAGTACCCGTTGGTTGGTGCTCTTCTGGCTTAAGCGCAAAGGAGTACGAGTAGATACCTGGCATTGGGGAACCGGAGTGGTGTTGGTATGGTTGCACTTGGTTGAAGTACTTACCGGATTGTTCCTTGAATCTGTCTTGACCATTGAGGACCAACTTGAGAGATTTAAGTGGACCGACCGCCGTATCGCCGGATCCACTCGCATCTTCACCAAAGACAGATCCGGACCCCCCAGTTTTGGTTTGGAACAATGGAGTACCGAGAGAATCGATTGGGACCGCACCTTCGTTCGCGGCGTTGGCAGCTGGATCCAAATCGATGACAACATCAGTCGCACCCGCGTTGGAAGTAAAGTTCCACAATTTGGGCCCGGCGGCGGAGCCGCTGTTAAAACACCAGACCAATTCCTTGACTGGGTGGTTGTACGACAATCTGACTTGCTTGGTCGAACCAGAAGTGACCGAATCGGAACCAGTGTGTTGCACTTGCTCGATGAGGTATTCGTGACCCTTTTGCGCGAATCGTCTGCGTTCTTCAGTGTCGAGGTAGATGTAGTTGGCCCAGACCTTGAAAACAGTCTTATCCAAGTAAGTTTCCAAGTCACCCGCCAAGTCAAAGTCAAGTCTGACTTCGTGGTATTGCAAGGCAATCAATGGCAAAGCCAATCCTGGGTTTCTGTTGAAGAAGAAGATGAGTGGCAAAAAGACCGTGGAACCCGCTGGTGTCCACGACGAAGTCATCTTACCCCACGACGCCTTCTTGGAGGTGTCCAAATACAATTCAGCGTACAATCTCCACCATCTTTGGTAGTGTTTATCGATTCTTTGACCGCCAACGGACAATTCAACATCCTTGATCGCACGTTCCGCGATCCAGCAGGTACCATCGTTACCACCAGTGTTGTTTATACCGGACGCCGTCTTGAGTTCGACGTACATGTCACCGACCAAATCACCATTTCTGGCGACCGTGACGGAAACGCGACCAGAGTTGGCAGCAGTACCGTTAACAGTTTGTTCGATGTTTTCCATCGCGAAGTTAGTGTGGCGTTTGTAAACCGCCTGGAAGAAAGTGACTTTTGGGTTACCAGTCAAGTAGACATCTTGGGCGCCATAGGCGACGAGTTGCATGAGACCACCGGCCATTGTGTTTGTTTTTTGTACTATAGGCTGAGATTTTTTTTTCGGATGATTTCGCGAAAAAACACGGTTTGATTTTTCCTGAGATATATAAATGTCTACTGAACCCGTACCAGAACTTGAAAGTGTCGACGAAAAAAGTGTCGATGAAAATGTTGAATTTGGATCTGAAATTTCCGAAGATGATATCGATGATACGGAATCTTTTATCGACGAAACAGAATTAGTAATGGAAAATCCCGACGAACTCGAAATGTCGGAAAACGAAGATGATGAATACGATGACGAAGAAGACCCTTTCATGGGTCTCGGTAACCTTTTAAGTTCAGTTCTTATATCTGAAGAAGGTGAAACTTTATGTTCTGCTTTAGTAAATATTTCCAGGCAACTCGAAGTACAAAATAAAATTATGATTAAAATGTTATCACAAATTCAAAAAATAGGCTTAGAAAAATAACGAGTAATACTTATAAGATATGGAAGATACACATTATCCTGCTAAAGAACCAAACACTATTGAAGCTAATAGTATCCTGTGGGATAACAAAATTTCCGAATTAAATCATGAAACATTTATGAATCTCCTCTCCCAATTTGAAGATAAATGGTCCATCAAAGCATGGAATAACGGTAAGGAACCCTTCCAATTGGGATATAGAAATTGGTTTGACGAAGACGAAATTAATGAAGAAACTGGTCAACCAAAAAAATTTAATTACTCTGATGTTGAGGGTGAATATAGAAGAATAAAGGATAAACTTAGTTTAATGTTTAATCGTGCTGATACTTTAGGTATTCTAAATTTCGAGGAAAACGATGACGACGATTTAATATCTCTTCGTCTAACTCGTCTCATTGACCAAGTTGATGATTGTTGGACTATTATTTATAGAGCCGCGCGTATGTATGAACGCGTCCATCATCCATCCTGGTTACCTGCAAATATACCTTCGGAACCTTCAATATTAAGGTGTTCAACACCCGATTTCGAAAACCTTAACGTTTTTCAAAAAGCTCTTTTAGCTATTCTACGAGAACTTTACGAAAACAATATAAAACGGTACAAAGGATATTGTTGTATACAGATTAAAACACCCGAAGGACATAATACACGCGCCTGGAGACAAACCGAACTTATAAAAGATTACGTTCATCGCATGGCACCAAAAGAATCGCGGTTTGAATTGTGGCAAGATCTAACAAATAACGGAACAACTATAATTAACCAAGTTATTAAACATCTCGGCGATTGTTATGATATGCAGTTTCCAGAAATTATAAAGGATAGACACGTTTGGTCTTTCAGAAACGGTATATTCATAGGTAAAGAATGGTCTCGTACACAAGAAAAATACGTATCCGTATTTTATCCATACGAATCAAAACAGGCTATAAACCTCGATCCAAAAATTGTAAGTTGTAAATTTTTTGATACACACTTCGAAGATTATAATGATATATGTAAAGATTGGTTCGAAATACCTACACCAAATTTTGATAAGGTTCTCCATTCACAAGAATTTGAACCTGACGTGTGTAAATGGATGTATATAATGGGTGGTCGTCTTTGTTTTGAATTAAATGATTTAGATAAATGGCAAATCATACCTTTTTTAAAAGGTATCGCGCGTTCTGGTAAATCAACACTTATTACGAAAGTTTTTAGTAAATTTTACGAAACTGACGATGTAAGAACACTCTCAAATAATGTAGAAAGGAAGTTTGGTTTATCATCTATACACGATGCGTTACTTTTTATTGCACCAGAAATCAAAGGTGATTTACAACTCGAACAGGCAGAGTTTCAGTCTATAGTATCTGGCGAAGACGTATCGATTGCAGTTAAATGTGAAAAGGCGAAAAACATGACATGGGTCGTCCCAGGTATACTCGGAGGTAACGAAGTTCCTAATTGGAAAGACAACTCGGGCAGTATATTAAGACGATTAATGACCTGGCATTTCAAAAAACAAATTAGAGATGCTGATACAGATCCCCTTTTAGAAATAAAGTTAAAAAACGAAATACCTATAATTCTACAAAAGTGCGTTAGAGGATACCTTGAATACGCACAAAAATATAACTGTGAAGATATTTGGAATATCATTCCAAACTACTTTGTCCAGATTAGAAAACAAGTAGCAACAGTAACGAATCCACTCGAACACTTCTTACAATCAGATATTGTATTATTCGACGGTCACGGAGAAACGTACTTTTGCCCACTCGAAGTTTTCAAAAAACGTTTTTTCAATTATTGTTTTAAAAATAATTTAGGTCGACCAAGATTTAACCCTGATTTCTACCTCGGACCGTTTAGTAGTAGAGGTGTGGAAATAAAAAGAAACAATGAAAAAACGTACGCAGGAAAAACATACAAAAACCAGGATTTTATTATAGGTGTAGATGTGATAATAGAAGAAATGGAAGAATAATCTCAGCCTAGTGTAAGTATGAACACTGATCCAAGACAATTCGTACAAAATTCGAATGTAGATATACAAAGAACAAATGTAGTACAACCAGTTGTACCCCGTATACAACAGGAAGTAATACCACGAATTAATACGACTTCCACATTTTCTGAACTTAGGATAGGTAAATTCAGACCAGGTATATACAACGCTTTGGTAAATGAGCCTTTTTCTACCGAAGAAACACGTGTCGATATAAAAAATATACTGAAACAAAAACCAAAAGGTCATGCACCAATAGCGGGAGGATTAACCGTAGACATCAGTGAAATAAAGGGTATATACGGAAGATTTCAAACAGGTGTTGTACACACAAAAGATTTTGGTCTAAAAGGTGATTTAGATAAAAACTTCTTTTCGGCACAATTTACTGGGTACATGATGAACGGTATAGAAAAAAAGAATTTCAGTTTTAATATTTATAGAAATGGTAAAATTAGATTTTCGGGTGGATTTTTAGGTTCTAAAAATCTAAAAAAACAACCAGAATCTTTACGTAATTATATAATAGACACGTACACACAAAAACACAAATTTTTATACAACGACATAGAATACAATAATATTGCGGGTCAATTTTTAACAAACACTAATTTTCAATTATATAAAATGACAAGTGAGTATCGTGAATTAAGAACGTGGGGAATTTCATTCCTCATGTACGAACCAGAATCTTCACCATTTCTTTATTTAAAATACAAGGACCATACGTTTATATTTTCAACAAAAACTGGAAAAGCAGGTTCGGGTATTGTACAGGTACAGGGTGAATCCAACCCCGATGATCTTGAACGCGCTTATTCCGTAGGTGTAGAACTTGTTAAAAAGTTACACGAAAATGGATACACTATAGGTTTGGTTAATAAAAACGTTAACGCAGACAAAAAAATAATTGTTTCTAAAAAAACACAAGGTTCGACATGTCCTAAACCAAGAAGACCACCTTGCAAAGATGGATTTGAAACTCGAAAAAATCCACAAGGTTACGATTGTTGTTTCAAAATACCAAAGAAAAAACCTGCTAAAAGAAAAACAACACCAAAAGTCAAAAATACTAAAATTACGTACGATAAAGACGGTATAATGAAAATAGGAGGTAAAAAATGTAAAGGTTTATCCAAAAAAGTTTTACTCGAAGTTTCTAAAAAATTGGGTGTTGTTGGTGTTAAAAACAAACAGAAAAAAGAAGATATATGTAAAGCCCTTGATCAAATAGAAAAGGGTAATTCTAATTATAAAATAGATGATAAACTTTGCAGAGAATTGAAAAAAGATCAACTCATATCACTTGCTATATCTAAAGGTATAACGGTAGAAGATAAAGATACTGTAAAAATTTTATGTCAAAAACTTCAAAATAAACCAGGTACACCAAATTCACCAAATTCACTCGCAAATGAAATGGAAAAGGTATTGAAAAATAAAGAAAAAAAGGAAAAACGAATACCTGTAAATAGAAGAAGAAAACTTAATGAATCAGGTATTAAAAACGATTTAATTAAACTTTACGGTAAACTTTGGATGAAAAAATACGGAAACGTTATGAATATAAATAAAAATGTTCGTGAAGTCAAAAATAAACTTACTCAACTCGAAAATAATAAAAAATTTGTAACAAGAAATGGTGTACTGAAAAAAATGGTAGCAAATGAAGTAAAAAAGAATATGGTAAAAGACTGGAAATTAAATAAACAACAGGAATTGAAGAAAATTTTAATCGAAAAGGAAGCTAATAAAATTTATGGTAAATTTGGTAAAAACGTCGTAAAAAACGTAGTTAGACATGTTATGTCTTTACCAAAAACTCCTTCACTTAAAAGCAATCGAGTTATAAGTTACATTCAAATGATTAGAGAACTTAGAAGTCAAGAACCTCTACCATTAAACATGAAAAGACCTTCACCACCTAGACCAAAACAACAAAAACCAAAACCAAAACCAAAACCAAAACCAAAACCAAAACCAAAACCAAAACCAGTACCAAAAACAAAAACAGTTCAACGTGTTATCAAAAGACCACCAATTAAGAAAATAACACCACGTAAAAATAATAGTGTTGTTAAACGTTTGAATTTTAACTCCGTCTCGAACTCGAACTCAAACTCAAACTCAAACTCAAACTCAAACTCGAGTGCAAAAAGAAATAAAGTAACTCTTAATAATTTATTAAATAACTTTGAAAAAGAACATAAAAAAGCATTAAAGAGAAAACAACAAAAGTAAATAGAAAATAGAAAATGGAAAATCCACGCGATTTATTTTTATTTCGTGTTAATAAAAATAAAGGGCGTAATATAATAGATAATTATGAAAATTTTAAAAATGATATTAATTCAGGTATTATAGACTTGATATTTTATACTATATGTGATTATATTAAATGTGGTAGAGAAAAGACGGAAGATAATAAAATTAATAATTTAAAAATGTCTAAATTAGAAATTGAATTTTATTATACGGACGATTTTCATTACTATGAAGGTGATATACGAAAATATCTAGAAAATAAATACGTGGACGACTCGGACTTAATTATACATATATACGATAATTATAATAGAATACATTTACCTAAACATAGACGTATTATTTATTATTTAATGAACATATTACACTTCGATTTATAATTTTATCTGGTTCAGATATCTGTTTAAGGTGTTTCGCGTGATATGAAAAATCATACCCTAAAAATTGATTTTTTATTTCATCCGAAAGTGCAAAAGCCTCTAATTTTCTCGACGTTCTTGAACAAACTGATTTTCTTTCGAGATCTAAAAACCTATCTTCCATCATAACAAATTCCTTTATTGATTCTTCAGATAAATTATCTTTTTTCATTTTTTCAAATATTTTTGTAGATTCACCATGAGACATGTAAAAAAATTTAGAATTGTAACCCAATACATGTACATTTTCGTAACGTATATCATTACCATAATACATTATGAAAAATACTATACACGCAATTAATAACCACACTAACATATATAATTACTCATATTAAAAAAATCATTAATTTTATGAATAATTTTAAAAAGTGTATCTATATCTTCCACTTTTTTAGGATCGATTATTTCAAATTCCACTTGATAAACTTTTGAATCTTCTGCATCCATATCCTCAACTTCACCGTCACAAATGGTCATATCTATAGATAAATTTTTTCTAATGAAAGAAATTCGATTTTTATTCTTTTTCTTATTCCATTCGTTATTATCATCTTCTTCAGCTGGTATTTCTCTGGATACACCAAATCTTATATCATAAGGCGTATTTTGTAAATGCTTAAAATCCTGTGTATATACTCTATCCTTTATTATAAGAGTATCATCTCCTGTTATTTCATCTACAGTTAACCTTTTATTATCATCTTCACGATAATACACTTCATTTTTACTTTGAACAACTTTCTCCCAACCATTAAACTTTTGTAAACCATCTAAAAATTTATAAAAATTTTCTTTTCCAATATTTGTATCAAAAAATGTTGAATTAAATTTACCTAACCGAAATTCTAATTCTATATACTCTTCATCCTTATACTTATCTAAAGTAGGTTTAATTTCATCACATAATTTACGAACGTCCATTTTATTTTATTTACTTTTTATATTCGCGTCTTCTTCTTAAGCCTTTTTTATCACCTTTTTTTATATGCACGGTTTTATAAATTTGGGAAATACGTGTTATT